TGATGATAAGGAATTTGACAACTATCATGCTTGTATGGTATACGAAAATAAAGGTTACGGTTTGGTATTAAGTATCGCCAATAAAATTTCTTTCTACAATAAAAAGATGGAAGAAATTCTTCCTCCCGGCTCTTCTCCTGATGTTGAAGATTGGATAAAATGGCTTGACGATGCTTATAGTTGTTGTGCCTTTTGCCGAAGAAATGGTAGTTTCACAGATGATGAAACGAATTTTATCCGTGAAAATATCAGCGCATGTATCTATAACGAAGATTTTAGTTGCGCGGTCGGTTTGTTTAGATATGATACGCGTACAATGGAATGGGTTAAAGTGGATGAATAATCCACTTTATTTTAATTATTATGTTAAATACAATGCATGTACATTCTATTTCATATAAAATTAACTTGACTTTCGCGAGCAAATTGTGTATAATTATATCAGAAAGTGAGGGAACACAAATGAAGATTAAATTTCCAGTTGCTTGCGACAAAGACTATGAAACACTATTAGCAATAATCGCGCCCGAACTATTTAATATTGAATATGCTTGTCCCGAAGCAAAAGAATTTTATTATTCTTTAACCGAAGAAGATATAAAGGAGATTAAAGAATATGTCGAACAATACAAAAAATGAGCGCGAAACTTGGGTCGGCTACCGCCCTTCCGTGATGCCCGCAAAAAAGAGAAATAAGAAACAAGAACGTAAAGAAGGAAAACAAATTTGCCGCGATGCTATGAAAGAAAGTAAAGAATAATAATAAAATAATTACTTTATAACACGAGTTTTACAAACTCGTGAATTTCATTTTTATTTCAAATTATATAAATGTAAATTATAATGTACGTACAATTCCTGAAACCAAATCTTAACTTTCTAAATACTTGACATTTCATTCCAATTCTGCTATAATAATTACAGTTGAGGGAGAGAAAAGGAAATCCTGAAACTCGAAACGAAATCTTAACTTGACAAAGTTGGGAAATCGTGGTATAATGAGAATGTTGAAAGGGCAAGCGTTAGAGCCGATAAGAAAACAGTAACGGTAGCAAACGAACGAATTAGCGCTACGGACGCTTGCGGAAGCAGAAACTTCACGGAATCTGGCGCTTGTCCTCAACAAACTCTTAACTTGACATTACAGCGCGAAAGTGCTATAATGAATACATCAAGAGAAGGAAAACTCTTACAAAACCGGAAAGGGAACTAACACTATGAAGAAGTCTACTATGGAAGCTCTGTACGCCGTTCTGAACACTGGTGCCGCCGTGACCGATGAACTGCGCAACGAATTTAACGCCGAATATGAGCGTACCACGGCAAAGTCGCGGGCCAATGCCGCAATGTATGACGAAGCCCATGACGCTCTAATGAACGCGGCCGAGTGGGACAAGCCCATGACCGCCGCAGAGCTTGCCGAAACTTTCGCGGACGTACTGCCGGATGGTTTCACAAAGTCCAAAGTTCAGTACGCGCTTCTGCACTACTGGACGGACGAGGTAGAGAAGCACGAAAACGGCAAGAACGCCTATACCTACAGCCGCAAGGCATAAGAGAAAGCCGCCTTATGGCGGCTTTTCTTTTAGAATTATGTTAAGTAAAGTGTACGTACATTGAATTTTATATAGAATTAACTTGACATTTTATATATAATAGAGTATAATAAATACATCAAATGAAGGGAGACAATATAATATGCCGCTCAAGTATAATTCTAATTTTGATTCTCTTTCTGCTATGACCGCTCTTTTGAATGATGATGAACTTCGTGCCCTTGCAAATAAGTGTCAAAGCCTTATCGCAGACCGCGAACGCATCAAGCGTAATGAACTGCGGCAGGAACTTATGGAAAATCTCCAAAAGGCAATTGGTGACATCCTCCACAATGGTTTTTATCTTATCATTAAGAACACAGAACGCGACCATGAAAAAGATGATTATGATGAAGTTATATTTGACTCCGAAGATATTTATTCTATCGAAATGCAGTAGCAGCAATGCTACTTTTTTTAATTTCAAGTAAATTAAATCGCACGTACACTCAAATTCATCAACACTTAACACAAAAAAGTATTGACAAATAGCCATATAAGATGTATAATATACTCACAAAGTTGAAGGGGAAAACAACGACAAACCAAAGGAGAGAATAATATGGAATTTATCAAAGAGCGTAATTTCATCGTGGCTTACTATTGCGGCGAAAAGCAGGGCGCATGGAATATTATCAGCGGGCAGTTTATTGGAAAGTCTGGCAAGCCTGTTAAGAGTGTTCCTTCTTGCTTTACTTACAATAACTTGCCTTCCTATTTGGTTAAAGAAAATCAAAATATTTTGGCCTATGCTATTACATGGTATCGCCGGGGATATTGCGGCAACTATAATTATAATATCTATGACAGCCATTGCGGCGAAAACCTTGAACGCCTTTTGAGCGTTGGATTGTTTCCTAATGGTCATTATACTCTTACACAGGATATTATCTTGAATAAAGATATTATCAATTATTGCAAAACTGAATTGAATTATAATTACGATTCTGTTCGTGTCCAGCGTTATCTTGCCGAAATTAAATTTAAGCAGTATTATAATACTCTACCCAATTGGGCAAAAGATGTTTTCACTTCTCTGATTACAAAAAATATCCCTTATGATTATTTGAAAACTATACTTAACCGCATTATCAGTGAACGCGCGGATATGCTTTATACTGGATATAATAAAACCCACGAAATAGCAAATCTTATTGAAAACTATTATAATATCTCTATAACTTTGTATGGCAAGGTTGAAGTTGAGAAAAACATACTCACAAAGTATGCTATTCTTAAATATCTTGAACAGGAATATAAAAATACCCATTATAATGAAATTCTGAAAAAGAAGAATGATAAAGCATGGCTTTATTATGAGAATGAAACCTTTATTGTCAAGCCCATTTTGACAAAAGAAGATTTCCATAATGAGGGTGAACGCCAGCATAATTGTGTTGAACGTCTGTATATGGAAAAAGTATACGAAGGTTCTACCCATGTTGTAACCGTTCGCCGCAAGTCTGACCCTGATACAAATTATATTACTTGTGAAGTTAGCAATAATGGTACAATCATCCAGTATTTAGCCGCTTTTAATCGCTCTGTAACAGATAATGACGCTATAAATTTTAAGCGTGAATATGCAATTTACCTTAAAAATAGTCGCAATTAAGCGACTATTTTATTTTAAGCAAATGTAAATTTTAATGTACGTACATTTTAGACAACATACATTTAACTTTGAATGTTTGACTTTTTTCTTAAAATATATTATAATAATAAAAAGAGGTGATATTATGAACGAATGGATTATTTATAAACATACTTTCCCAAATGGAAAATGTTATATTGGCAAAACAAGTCAAAACCCCGAAGATAGATGGGGTAAAAATGGCTCTCGTTATCAAAAGCAACCTTTACTTTGGCGCGCAATTCAAAAGTATGGTTGGGATAGCATTACGCATGAAATTTTATACAAAAATCTATCTGAAGAAGAAGCAAATGAAAAAGAAATGGAGTGTATTATTAAATATCATTCACATTATCAAGATGAAGAAGGACCAGGTTATAATATTTCAAGAGGCGGAGAAGGTTTTTCAATAATCACCGAAGAACAAAAACAAAAAATTATTGAAATGTGGGAAAAAGGAGAAACCGTTAAAGAAATAAGAAATAAGAATGACGTAAGTAAAGAAGTTATTAAAAAAGTTTTAAATAAAAACAATATATCACGCGGAGAAAGAGTTAAAAGAGGATTAGAAACATATTCTACTATAAAAATCTATCAATATGATTTACAAGGAAATTTTATACAAGAATACCCTTCTGCTTATGAAGCAAACCGTCAAACAGGAACCCCACAACAAAATATAAGTAAATGTATAAATGGAAAACGTCACACTGCTAATAATTTTCAATGGAGCACAGAGAAACATGATAAGATTCCTCCCGCAGTTATTGGCCCGGGACATTATAAAACAGTCTATCAATATGATTTAAATTATAATTTAATAGCAACTTACTTTAGCGCGGCAGAAGCAAGTCGTCAAACAGGATATACTGTTTCTCGTATAAGAACAATAGCAAAAAAGAAAGAAAAAGCATATGGTTATATTTGGTCATATGAAGAAATAGTTAAATAATTCGCACGTACATTTTAATTTACATCTATTTAACTTGACTTCTCTCCTCTATTCTGATATAATAAATACATCAGAGGGAAGGAAAACCCTTATAAACCAGAAGGAGAAAAAATGAATAAAAAGAAATGGTATTTGGTATTGGACTCTGAAACTTGCACGAATAGCTTTGCGAATGAAATAGCTAATGGCGATCCAGAGCGCAAAAAGCGTATTGCCATAGCTAAACCTTTGATTTATGATATTGCTTGGTGCCGAGTTGATAGGGCGGGCAATATCGCAGATAAGAAGCAATTTCTTGTCGCAGAAACTTTTTCCGTTCCCGCGGTTTTCAATACTGGATACTATGCCAATAAAAGACCGATTTACCTTGAAATGCTCAAACGCGGCGAAACCGTTGTTAAACCGTGGCATGAGATTATGGAAATTTTGATTGCAGATATGGAAACTGTTGACGCCGTAGGCGCTTTTAATAGCAATTTCGATTATAAGCGCTCAATACCATACACTGAACTTTATATAAAGATGCTGTATAGTCCTAAATTTTACGAATGGGAAAAAATGCAATATAAACTTTGTGTTAATATTGCGAATGGTGAAAAGTTGCCTAAAAATCCGAATTTTGAACCTGATATTTTCAGGTTCCGTGGAAAGACCTATCCGCTTTTTGACCTTTGGGGATTAAGCACTAATTATTTGTTGAATAATGCCACTTATAAGAATAAATGTTTGGAGCATGGTATGCTTACAAATAGCGGAACGTTTTTCAAAACGAGCGCAGAATCGAGTTATCGTTATCTACAAAATAAGTATGATTTCGATGAAGCGCATACCGCCCTTGACGATGCTATTATTGAATCTTACATTCTCCACAAAATAGCACAACGCCACGCAATAACGCCGGGCATTAAGTATTTTCCTTTTCGTGATTTGGGTTATACCTATGACCACGTAATGCGGCGAAAAATTCCAAACCTTACAGAGTGCGCAACGGTTTTTAATGCTATGAAAGCATATGTTGACGCTAAAGAGGAAAAGGGCAAGGACGACAGTAACTATGTTAAAAACATATTAAAGAAAATGGATATGATTTTGCAGTATATGGGCGCAAATTAACGCGCCCTTTACTTGTAACATCAATGTTAAATTAAGTGCACGTACATTATACTTAACATCTTTAATACTTGACTTTCACCACGATTTCTGCTATACTATTATTGTTGAGAGGGGCAAGAGAGCGGAAACAAATCTTACTGGAAACTCAAGACTCTTCGCCCTTGATTGAAAAGAAAAGTAAGAAACTTTTTGAAAACTCTCAACTTCACCAACTTTTAACTTGACATTAGGCACACAATGTGCTATAATGAATACAGAAAGTGAAGGAAAACACTGAAAAACCAGAAAGGAATTACTACTACTATGAAGATGACCAAGAAGATTGCTCTGAATGTTGCCCTGTCTAACTGCGGTGCCGACAACTATGTTTTTGATGGCGAAACCGTATCGGGTGAGGAAGTCCGCGAAGCCCTGACTAAAATGATTGAGCAGCTTTCCAAGCCCCGCAACGAGGGCAGCGAGGAAGCCCGCGAAAAGGCCGCCGCAAAGCGCAAGGAAGCCAACGCGAAGGCCCGCGCCGAACTGATTGAAAAGGTTGCGCCTGTCCTGCGCGCCAACCTGTCCGAGCCTGTCACCGCAAAGGAACTGTTTGAGATTTGCAAGACCGAACTGCCCGATGATTTTTCGTGGAATAAGGTTCAGCACATTCTCATTCATGAGATGAAGCCGGAACTGGAAATCATCGAGCGCAAGAAGGGCGGCAACACCTATCAGATTAAGAAGTAATAATAAGAAGGGCGAAAGCCCTTTTTATTTTAGATAAATGTTAACTTAATTGCACGTACATTTTAGTTTACGAGTTTTTAATTTGACAAATTTCAAATTTTGTGATATAATAAATATAGAAATTAAGAGAGGAGTATATTTTAATGAAACTTATACATAAACAAGTTTATGAACTTCCTGATTTTGAATATTTTAATGAAGAATTATCATGGCATGTAAAAACTTGGGATGACGTTATTAATGTTTTAGAGGGATTTGAAGATTTAACCGGAGTATTGGGCTTGCCTGATGAATATTATGAAGTTAAATAACGAGGATTAAATCCTCGTTAATTTTCCCGCACGTACATTCAACTTTAAAAGGAGGTGATAATATGATTCCAGAAGGAAATTATAAACCAGTAAAAGACTATGAAGAATTTTATTTAATTTATGATGATGGAAGAGTGTGGAGTATAAGAAAAAATAAATTTTTAAAACCGCAATTAACTCATGACGGTTATTTAACCGTAGATTTATGTAAAGATGGCGGAGATAAAATTGTAAAAATACATCGATTAGTAGCCATAGCTTTTATTCCTAATCCAGATAATTTACCATGTGTAAATCATTTAGATGAAGATAAAACAAATAATCATGTAAATAATTTAGAATGGTGTACTGTTTCGTATAATAATAATTATGGAACACATAATGTAAGATTAGCAAAGACAAAAGGATATCCAGTAAGATGCATTGAAACAGGTATTATTTATGATAGTTTAGCAGATGCAGAACGAAAAACAGGTATTTTTAAATCAAGTATTTATCGAGTTTGTAAAGGATGGCAAAAAACAGCAGGAAAATTTACTTGGGAATACGTTAATAAAAAATAAAATAAAAAGTACGTACAATCTTTTTTACGTAGTATTAACTTGACTTTTCTTCCATAATCGAGTATAATAATAACATCAAATGAAGGGAGAATAAATAATATGCCTCTGAAAATAAGTAAAGCCGTAGTTGATGCTAACATTCGCGAAAAAATTTTTGAGATTCTTAATATCTCTAACATTGAAGGTTTTTCACCTATTAACGCGCGTCAATGGGGTTGTCTTGTCGAGGACATCAACGGCGAACAGCGTTATGTGCGCATTGGTTGTATCGTTGCGGAACAGCGCGAAGATATGACCGCCGCCGAACTCATGCAGTCGGAAGTTGACAAGTACAACACCGCGCAGGAGAAAAAGGCAGCCAAGGCCGCCGAGCGCGCGGAAAAGGCTGCGAAGGACAAAGCCAAAAGAGAGGCCGCTGCAAAAGAAAAAGAAGGGAATTAACCCTTCTTTTTTAATTTAATGTTAATTAAAACGTACGTACATCCAAATTAACTAACTCTTAATTTGACATTTCTCCCACAATATGTTATACTTTATATACAGAAAGGGGAGATATGATATGACAGTGAAAAAAACCATTGAGGCCGCAAACGCCGCCGTCCATATTCGCAGAGTTATGATACGTAACATGTATATGAAGAAACTGGTATTCTTTGGTGCTTCTAACGAAATACCTCCCCAACTTCTCAATAAAGAAGTACAATGTTATTTGTACAATCCTACAAGACAACTTTTTATTATGAAGATATGAAATTTTTAAGGCGGGCCGTTGTTTCAATGGAGTCCGCCTTTGTTTATTTAGAGAAGGTTAAATTATGTGTACGTGCATTTTATTTTACATATATATAAAAAAGAAGCGGTTAAACCGCTTCCTACTTCTTTTTCGTGGCCTCATCAGGATTATAGCCCGACTTCTTTGCAATAATAGTAACTTCCGTCCAAACAGTTTCGCCGCCAATGTTATGCTTAATAGCATACTTCTTATCAGCATTGATTTTCTTAACTTCAATATCCTCATGTCCATAAAGCGCGGCAAGAACAAGCGCGGCGGTACGATGGCGAGCTTCCGCTTTAATTTCATTAGGGGTCATAGCAATACTCCTTTCTTTTGATAGATATATTATAGCATAGATTTTGCCGCATGTCAAGTTAAAAAAAATGAACGTACATTTTAGTTAATTGAATTATAACTTGACTTCTTCATAGTTCTGTGTTATACTATATTCAAGAAAAGCAAGGGAGATTTTAAAAATGGCTTTTGAGAATGTGATGGATGTTATTCGTACTTATCAAACTTGTCGTATGGTATTAGAGCAGCTATCATACCATGAGTTGGTTCGTTTGCAAAGGATGACAGAAGATGAAATTTACAAGAAACGAGCGAAAAAAGAAGCCGTAATAAAGAGCCACGTTGAAGAATTACAAAAACAAATTAACGAATATGAATTAGACATTAATATAAAAATAACTTGACTTCCATTCCATCTTATGCTATAATATATTCAAGAAAACGAAAGGGGATTAAAATACTATGAAGTATGTTAGAACTGAAGTTTATTCTCTTCCTGATTTAGATTATTTTATTAACCAACTTGGATTGGAAGTTTCTTCTATGGATGAAGTATTTGACAATTTAGAAGACTTATGTAGTTCTGAATTGGAAGATTTACTTGGCTATCCTGATGAATATAGCGAAATAAAATAATTCTAAAAGGAGATTAAATATTATGGATTACATTTGCCCTCATTGTGACACTGAACTTGAACTGATTGAAGTTGAAACCTATCAGGACTGTAGTGGTTCACACACACTAACCGAGTTTAATACTTGGTATTGCCCTAATTGCGGGCGCACCTATCAGAATCAGGATGAATATGTTTTCGTTGAAGAAACTGAATTGAAGGAGATTAAGTAATTATGAATATTCAAACTGCAAAACAAATTATTTTTTCTATGTCAACTGATGATTTAGAGGACTTTGGTAAACGTATCCTTAATGTAGTGGAAGACCGTAGAAAAATTGAATTGCGACAAAAGCAACAAACAGAATTTATATCTAAAATTACTTCTGCAATTAAAGAAGCAAAAGAACACGGCTTCGATGTAGAAATTGCATCAGAATTTTTTGACCCCTCTCTTGAAAATTCTGATAGCAACAGAATTATTCTTCAAGATTTTGAGGATTTTTCTATTGATGTATATTAGGCGCGGGAGCGCCTTTTCCTTTAAACAAATGTAAATTAAAATGCACGTACATTCACTTTTACAATAACATAACTTGACTTTCCGTACAACCCATGTTATAATATATACATCAAGTGAAGGACAACACTTTAAACCAAAGGAGATTTAAGATGCAAAACATCAATTTGTTTAAGGTAACTGGCGCGATTGTGTTCATTCTTTGGACAATGGGCAAAGTTCCCTATCATTGG